CAACATCTTATTGATACTGGTCTTGCATGGTCTTTACAAGGGTGGTTTGGTAGAAGAGCTACTGATTTAATAACTCAAGGAGTTTGTTATGACAAATGCTGAAGTGGCAACAATGATTGCCAGAGATTTGATTGCGGAAAGACGAGCTCGTCTGGATGCTAAAATTGAAGAACTTAGGAATGATCCAGAAACGGATTATGAAGAGGGATTCTTTGTTCGTTTGAGAGCTCGTGCAATAGATGCTATTGACAGCGGTGAATTAATAATATAAAAAAGTGAAGAGGGTGTGAGAAAAGACTTGACATTTGCAGCGCCCCGTGAGATAATAGTAGTGAAAGATGAGGGAAGAACCCAAGTCAATAACCCAAATGAGATAATATTATGAGTACTAATTCTTTAGTTGCGTATTTGAATGAAGACGGATCGGTTGTTTCATCCTATGTACATTACGATGGATATACAACTGGTGTAGGTGAAATGTTGTTAGAAAATTATAATCTGAGAGTACTTGCAAGAGATCTTGCAGAGAAGTTGGGTTATGCATCTTCTTTGAGAGAAACCATTGCGGCTTCTCATGAAGATCGTGCAAATTCAGATGAGGCTGAAACCTACGAATCATATGAAGATTTTGAAGAATCTATTCGTGAACGTAGTTATCTGGAATATGTTTATCTTTGGGATTTTCATAAAGATAAATGGATGGTTGCTTCTTGGGAAACTACTAGAAAAGAAGTCTTTACTGGTGAAGGAAGAGATTATGAATTTGAGAGTTATTGGAATGGTTTTGAAAAACTCGTTACTGTTTATATTCGTGAGGGTAATAAGACTGTAGAACGATACAAGACAATGGTATCAGAAGGTAGAGTTGGTGCTGAGTATTTAGAATATGCTCGGGAATTGAAAGAGTCGGTTACTAAGTGGATGAGAATTGCAATGGAAGGAATTGCTAGAGAAGTATTTACCGCATAAATTAAAACTGATGAGAGAGATTATGATTGAAGAACGTATAAAAATAAATGATTCTACTAGAGAAGAAGTTTCTGAAATTCTTGAACTCTATAGAGAGGTTGGAGATACAGAAGCTACTTCGACAGCCATAGTAGATTTGATGAGTAGGGCTTATGCAGAGGGATATTCCTTTGCAAGAAAAGAATCTGGATTAATAGATGAAGCGGTGGAGGCTTTATGAAAAAGATATTTGGATTATTTGTATTTGGAATTTTAGCATCTTCAGCATTTGCTAATGATATTTGTATGAAACCAGCTGGTTGTTCAGTGAATATAGAAACTGGTGAATGTCTAGATTGTGTAGACCTTGAAGAGTTTTCTTTAAGTAGACCAGTACCTACATCATGCGTGGAAAATTTTATAGTGTGTGATGCTCGATGGCCGGAATCAGTTGTATGTAAAAATGCTCTTAATGAGTGTAAAATATTATCAGATATAGATTTTAGGATAAAATGGAAAAAGAAATCTTCTTAGGAGATAAGGGCACCAAAGGTGAATTCTTTCTTAAACTTGAGAATGTAATTAAGAAACCAGATTATATGGTGCATAAACTAGTAGACCGTAAAGGTCGTAAAGCGATGTTCTATAATTATAGGGGAGATACCTTTGGATTGGGTGATTGTATATTAGTTAAGGCAACTGTTGCTGATCATAGATCTTATAAGGATGAACCCTTCTCTTATCTTAATCGAGTAACAGTGATTGAGAATAAAGGTTCAAAAAAAAACTAGAAACACCTGGTGCTACTCTTAGGCGGTGGCAGGATATTATAGCGGAGGAGAATGAAGAAGGCAGTAATTGAAATTTTATATGATGGTGAAGCGGTCTTAGGGTCACGGACTGCTGGTAAATATATGGTACGTGAATATGAAGATGACCTGGAAATGGGTGGAGGATTTTTCAAGACAATTGAAGAAGCTGAAGCACGAGTTAATGAATATCAAAATGAAATGGAGTAATTAATATGACTAGACAAGAACTGAATGAAGCCACAGTAAGATTTCTAAAAGATGGTGGAAAAGTTGAGAAACTTCCAGATGGTCCGGCTTTCCGATGGTATCCATACTCGGCGATGTCGAGTAAAAAGGGGGATCTTACTATTAGGGAAGATTTGACCGTGAAAGAACAGCCTTCTAATAAAGCTCAAGAAGCAGCTGCTGGATATAAGAATGAAGCATGAATACACGGTTGAGGTTTTATATCACTTCACTTGTGGTCATTGCCAGATGTGGTGGAGTTGGGCTTCAACACCGATAACTAATTGCTGTGATCTATTATCTCTTCCAGAAGATGAGCCTGCATTTTGTCCTCATTGTGGAAAGAAAGATGGATTGAAAATTAAAGATAAATTTGAGAATTAAAATGAAAGAATATATATTAGAGGGAATTACTACATTGTTCATGTTTGTTATATTTTATGCGTGGGCAATAGTTATTCTTAGTTTATAAAAACAATAAGGAGATTATGTATAAACCATTACCGGATAGTGTTACAATAAAACAATCACCTATTCATGGATTTGGGCTTTATGCATTAGAAAGAATCAAAAAAGGAACTCTTATTGGAATTACTCATCACATTAATTCCCGCGCTGAAAATGGAGTTATTCGCACTCCTTTGGGTGGGTTTGGAAATCATTCTGATACACCTAATTGTGGTAAAGTATTAATGGAAGATAATCATTGGTGGATTTTTGCAAAGGATGATATAGAACCAGGTGATGAAATTACTTGGACGTATACACTCTATAGTATAGGAGACTAAATGGCTGAAGAAGACAATAGAGATTTTATGTGGGATAATCTTCCAGGAGTACGTAAACCATTAACTCAAGAAGAGGGTGAAAAGCTTGGAACTAAAAAAAATGAATCAAAAAAAGAAGAAGAATCAACAGCAGAAGAAGGAGATGCCAGCTAGTTTAATGTTTTTAGAAATGTTAATGGAAGCTGGTCATGTTCCACAAGCAGTAATAATGGCAAATGAAGAAGAGGATAAAAAGTAAGAGCCTAAGCATTCCGAGTTGGTGGTAGAGTGTGGTCAGAGGTATGGTGGAGGTTCGTTGACCAAAGCTGTAGGGTAACATCCCCTTCAATGACTCTGAGGTAAGAATGTTATGTGTGAGAGTTGCAATAATCTGTAGAACACAGAGATAATGCATACACTAGAATGGTGATGACGATTCGTGAGAAGTTCGCAGACTCAAGATTCTAGGTATCGAAGTACAAGGACAATCACATGGCTCCCTTTTTTATAGAAGGTACATTATGACACAAAAATATGATAGATTTAATTTAGAAGAAGAGATTCAAAATGTCTGGCAGACAAAAGATGATTTGGATGCTATAACAGAAAGAATCCTTGATGATCCAAATGGACCAATGACAGAAGATCAAATGGCGAATGTTTTGATTGGATTGAGTGAATTACATGAGACAAGATGCAAAAAACTATGGAAGGTTTTTGAATCAATGGTGAAAGAAAGAGGATTTAATGAAAGCAATACTAGAATTTAATTTACCAGCAGATGAAGAACAATTTGATGCTGCCAATAGAGGCATGGATTGGGCTCTTGTTGCATGGGACATGGATCAACTTTTGAGAAATAAGTTGAAATATGAAGAACCTTCTACTAACACCAGAAAGACTCTAGAAGAAGTTAGAGAATTATTATATGACTTGATGGATGTTAAAAATTTAACCTTTCCAAAATGAAAATGTGATGGCTAGAGAAAAAACAAAACCAATAAAAAAGAAACGTAAAATTTCTGAAGAACAAAAAGAGAAATTGCGGAAACGTCTTGAGGTGATGCGGGCTAAGAAGAAGCCCGCTGAATACAAAAACATAAGTAAGAAAGTTCTTGCTCTTCCAGATGATGATAAGTATTCTTTTAAAAATGTGAAAGAGTGGATTAAAGAATCTAAAGAACAAGTTGCTTCATTTGGTAAGACTGCAAGAAATCGTGGTCTTACTCCACAAGAAAAACAGAAAGCTTTAAATGCCGCAGAACATAAAAAAGCCTATATCCGATATTGTGAGTATTATCTAAAAACTAGTGATTGGATTGGTATGTTTTCAGGTAAAGAAGAAAATAATAAAGTGATTCCAAGGTGTGTGGCACTTGCATATTATCCAGATGGTACACCAAAGAGATCTGTTGGTGTGTTTTATCCCGATATTAATATGGTATGGACAAAGGGGTTAGATGAATCTGAGTTTGGTTTAGAGAGAGATTATGCAAACTATGTTCCTAAAAATCCTGCAACAGTCGCCATAACTGACAAGCAATTTGACAGTTCATTATAAAATAAATTTGACAAACTAAATAATTAATGATATAATAGTATAAAGGTGGCGCTTGAATTACTAAAGGTGCATTATTCCTCTCAGCCTAACTGTCCTTCAGCTAGGTAAAATATTTAATGCTAAACTCATACCTTTAGAAGTGATAACCAAACTGTTCAAGCGTCACATCATTTTTATCTAGAGAGTAAAATGGCAGATAAAGTTTTAAAAAAAATAAAAGAGACTATTAATAAACTGAATAAAGGGTTTGAGTATGGAGAAGGTTTTGAAAACCACCCCGCCCCTCATGCTATTGAGGGGAAACTTTTTATCAAAACAGATTCAGGTGTTGCATTTGTTTTTGAATTGGAATATAACAAAGAGGGAAAGGTTGAGGGGGAAATGTGTGTGCTTCATGAAGACGAAGATGGAGATATGGTGCCATTATCTTTAGAAAAGGCACAAGAACATATAACAGAAGATGAACAATTAGAAATTGAAAAAATGTTATTAAATTGATGGAGGATAATGCCTGTTGGAATACCTGAATTAAAGATAGATTTTAGTGAAAATGATGATATTGAAATAGTGACACCAGAGGAAACCCCCAAAGCGATGGGTGGTACAGAATTGGTGCAGAAGTGGTTATTTTCAAGACTTGATCCAGACTTGAAAAATTATTTTCAGTGGATTGCTTCTCGTAAGAGAAAATTAGAAGATAAGCCTCGCCTGTTTTGGGTACATGATTTAGCCCAAGATCCAGAAGTACAATTTTTAAAAGAAGATCCAAATGCTATGTTGCAATTTGAGAAGATTATTTTTGTCTCTCATTGGCAGCAATATCAATATGGAGTTTATCTTGGCGTGCCGTATGACCACGGTGTTACCATTCAACACGCTATTGATCCTATTCCAGTACATGAGAAACCAACAGATAAAATTAATTGTATCTATTTCAGCACACCACATAGAGGACTTGAAGTTCTTTTAGAAGCGTGGGAACTGATGAAGGAACAACATACGTCTGAGGCAGTTAAGGCGGCTGAATTGAATGTTTTTTCCAGTTTTAAAATCTATGACAGACCACATATGGATGAACAATATCGGCATGTCTATAGAAAAGCGGAAGAAATGGATCAAGTCAATTATAGTGGATCTGTCCCAAATGATACTATTAGAGAAGAGTTGACAAAGAATCATATTATGGCTTATCCATCAACTTATATGGAAACTGCTTGTATTACTGCTCTAGAATCTTTAAGTGCTAAATGTATGGTAGTATGTCCAAATCTTGCAGCACTTCCAGAAACTTGTGCTAATTTTGCTTGGTTGTATGGGTATGAACCAGATCCAAAGCGTCATGTTGCTGTGCATGCACATATATTGGCACGTGCTATTGATGCTTATTGGAAAGACGAAACTCAATCTCTTTTGAATTTACAAAAGCAATACTATGATTTATTTTATAATTGGGATATTAGAATAAATCAATGGACTTCCTTTTTGGAGTCTTTAAAGATGGGAATTGAAGATCAAAAGGCCACTAAATGATATTATTGGATTACAGTCAAATTGTTATAGCTAGCTTCATGAGCGCCTCAAAGGGTGAAGGAGTTGTCGAAGAAGATATGTTAAGGCATGTGATTCTCAATAATATCCGACAATTCAGAAATCAATTTTCAAAAAAGTATGGTGAGATGATTATTTGTTGTGATCATCGTAAGAATTGGAGGAAAGAAATTTTCCCCAATTATAAAGCTAGTCGTCGTAAACTTAAAAAAGATTCTGATGTAGATTGGGGATATTTGTATGAATGCCTTAATATTATGAGAGATGATTTGAAAGAACACTTTCCATATAAGGTAGTCTATATAGAAGGCGCTGAAGCTGATGATATAATTGGAGTTCTCACAGATCATTTTAATGGTTTAGAGAAAGATATACTCCCAGGGGAACAGACTCTTGGTCCTACCCTAATTATTTCTAGTGATAAGGATTTCATACAGTTACAGAAATTTAATGGGGTTGAGCAATGGTCGCCATTACAAAAAAAGTGGGTAATTGGTGATCCATATGAGTCACTTTATGAAAAGATTGTTAAGGGAGATACTGGAGATGGTGTTCCAAACATTTTATCTGGAGATAATGTCTTTGTTACTGAGGGCGCAAGGCAGAAGCCAATTACTAAAAAGAAATTAGATAGTTGGAGAGATCAAGATCCAAAGAATTTTTGTGGTACAGAAGAGATTCTTAGAAATTATTATCGCAATGAACAATTGGTGGATTTGAGCAAATTACCAGAAACTATTTGTATAAATATAATCAACAGCTATACAGAACAGTCATCAGGCGACAGAAGTCAATTGATGAACTATTTTGTAAATAAACGTTTGAAAAATCTTATGGAATATATTGAAGAGTTTTGATATGGCAACAGAAAGTTTACCGTTTATATTTGGAGAAGTCGCAAAGGCTAAAACCAAGGATCAAAAGAAAGCAACCTTAATCAAATATGATAACTCAGCTCTTAGAGAACTTCTAAGATATGCGTTTGACCCGAATCTCAAATTCCTGTTACCACCAGGAGTTCCACCATACAGATTTATAGGTGATGCTAGTGAACCAAGTCCTACATATTTGTATGGTTTAGTAAGAAAACTATATTTGTTTGTTGAGGGTGGAAACACCGCTTTAAAACAATCACGGAGAGAATATTTGTTTATAGAATTACTAGAAAGTATACATCCTTCAGAAGCAGAATTGCTTCTTCAAATAAAAGATAAAAAAATCAAATGTAGGGGATTAACCTACAACTTAGTTAAAGACACTTTTCCAGATTTACTACCGTGAACATAATAAAACCCTTAGAAGAGAGAATCATCAACTTAACGAAGTCAGCAAATGGTGTGCAGACAACGGAGGAAGCTGAATTGAGGCAATTAGATGTAACACGTGGATCTAGGCTACCTAGACAAATTGTAGTAGTATTAGCAAAAGCTTTTGGTGTACAATTGACAATGGATTGGAATTCCAGTGAACAGAAGTTCACTACTGAACTCGGAGAAGATAAATGGAGTTCAGATTTTGATTATAAAGATTACCTTCCTCACACATGGGCTACTGATATGGTAGTTAGAAGTCCACGCCGCGGCCGACAAGGCTCATCTGCTGAAAAAGCACATATTAACTAATAATTAAATAGTGTGAGACATTCTAGTATTTCCTAGAATGGTATTGTCAACTCATTTAAAAGAGGCATATGAAGAAATTTATTTTATTTGTAGGTCTGATGTTATTTGCAGCAGTGCAATTAAATTCAGGTACTACACAGCAAATTTGGGTTATGCCAAAGGTGATTAATGAAGCAAAATTTACCCCACACATATTCGATAAAGAATCAATGCTTCCACCTAGAATACTTTTGGACCCAGAACAAAAAAAATGTTTAGCGTTGAATATATATTTTGAAGCTGCAATTGAATCAACTGCTGGAAAATTAGCGGTTGCTCAAGTAACACTCAATAGAGTTAAAGCAAAACAATATCCAGAATCAATTTGTGGAGTAGTTTATGAAGGAGCACATACCTCTAGTGGATTCCCCAAAAGAGATCAGTGCCAATTTTCTTGGTATTGTGATGGTAAAGGCGATACTCCAAATGAGAGTCCAGCATGGAGAGAATCTCAGAGAATTGCTGAGTATGTAATGAAGACTCCAGATTTATTGGATATTACAGATCATGCGACTCATTATCATGCGGATTATATTGATCCGCCAAGATGGGCAAGAGCGAGGGAGAAAACGGTGAAAATTGATACTCATATTTTTTATAATAAGAAAAACTATTACAGTCTTTGAAAGGGTTATAATGCCAACGTATGATTATGCTTGTGATAAATGTGGTTATACATTTGAAGAGCAATTACCCATAGCAGATAGAAAAGTGCCAGAGGGTCATTGTATGGAATGTAATGATGGAGATGTGAGGCAAAGTCCTGCTGTGCCTGGGTTTGCGTATGATAATATTTCATCGCCTGGGCACAAGAAAAGTACGCCGTTATGGATGAAGGATAGGCTAAAGGATATTAAAAGAAACACTTATAAAAGTACTATGAATATTCCAGAATAATATTATGAAACAATTTAATCATGTACCCGCAGATTTAAATGAACTGCAGGTTGAATACAATAATGGAAAGAGGTTTTATGTCACACCCAATGGTAACTATCAATCCATTACAACATTGTTATCAAATTTGTCCAAAGCTGGTATACAAGCTTGGCGTGCAAGGGTTGGAGAAAAGGAAGCCAATAAAGTTTCGACAAAAGCTTCCCGCAGAGGAACAAGCGTACATAATCTCTGTGAAAGGTATATCAAAAACCAAGACGGATTTCTAGATAGTGGGATGCCTAATGAAGTTGAGATGTTTCAATCTATTGAACCATTATTAAATAGGATTGACAACATTCATGTAGTAGAGGGGGCGCTCTACTCTGACCATTTCAAATTGGCTGGAAGAACTGACTTGATAGCAGAATTTGATGGTAGACTTTCAGTTGTAGATTATAAGACTAGTAATAGAATAAAAGCATGGGAGCATTGCCATAGTTATTTTATGCAAGGAGCATTTTATGCGGTGGCATATGAAGAAAGAACAGGTATTCCTGTAGACACAATTGTCATAATTATGGCAGTTGAAAATGAACAACCGCAGTTACTTATTGAAAAGCGGGATAGATGGATTCAACCGTTAAAAGATGTAATATATAAATATTCTTAGAATTTGTTTGATGACCTGTAGGGTAGTTTAGCAAGACGCCGGTTCGATTCCGGCCACCTCCACCAAAGGAGCATCAGATTAGATGGACGTCAAAGAGGTTACAATAGCTATAATTATTTTTATTATCACGCTAGTGTTAATTTGGAGTCTTGATTTTGTGCTTATTTGATGGGGGTGACAAGGATTTCGATTGTGAATGAGAGTAACAGAGAGAACAAATAGGGCGATGACCAACATCAAATTAAACTTAATCGCAAATAATTCCGATTATAGTCCCGCATATGCTTACGCACTCGCTGCGTAACATATAGCCGAGGTAGTTGGGGAATTTCCTTGGGAACAGAAAAATTCCCCGTTACTTATAAACAATAATGTTTGTAAGACACACACAACACACACAGAGAAAGGACAATATGTCTAATCCATTTGAACTACGATTTAAACTCTTAGAGATGGCACAAGGTTATCTCCAAGACCAAGCTCAACGCAACCAAGATTATGTGACAAGTGCATGGTCACTCGCACAAGAACAAGGTGAAGCAAACATGAAGTTATGGAGTGAACTTCAGCCCGATTCTTATTCCATTGAGGATATCAAGAAGAAGGCATCTGAGTTGTATGAATTCGTAGAAAAGAAGTAAGTTAAATGAGCTTTTAGGGTTGCGCTTAAACAAAGCAACCCTTCAATCCAACTGAATAAATCAGTACTAGGGTTATAGAAAGGTATAATGGCTGAATATAAAAATGAAGAACCTTGTGAATTTATATACAATATAACAGCAGTAGAAAAAATTGTTGATGGAGACACCATTGATGCAGTTTTTGATTTGGGTTTCGATGTACGGATATGTAACAGAATTCGCTTACTCGGAATCGACACCCCTGAATCTCGAACACGAGATTTAGAAGAAAAATTTTATGGTAAACTATCCAAAAAAGCATTAACATCGTGGATACATTGGGCAATATTGTCAGACAGAGATGATATTGAAATACAATGTAGATGTCCAGAGTCAGACAGCCGAGGAAAGTTTGGTAGAGTATTGGGCGAGATTTGGATTAACTGTACAGAAGATGGACATGAATTTGGTGGATGGACAAACGTAAACAAGTGGATGTGTGAGAATGGTTATGCTGTTGGATATTGGGGGCAAAACAAAGATGATGTTCAAGGTGAACATATGGCGAATCGACAATTATTACTTGAAGAACATAGTATTAAGTATGAGGAACATTAATGATTAAAATTCCAAAAGGTCTAAAAAATACTAGAAAAAAAAGAGAAAGTGATAATAAGGTTAATACATCTGTTGAAATGATTGACGCTTCAGAAGAAGCATTATGGGAGAAAAATCCAGTGGAAGCTTTAAAATATGAAAGAATTGAAACCAGAAAGAAATTAAATTGGTTAGCGAGATTTACATTATCTCTCATTATAGCTTGTACATTTTTAATTTTATTATATCTGTTGTTCTTTACAACATTGTTATCTGAACATCGAGATTTAGTTAATATTCTCGTGGGCGCATATGTGGCAGTATTAGCAAAGAGCACGGATTACTGGTTTAAAGATAAGGAAGATGCTGAAGATGCAGAATCTAAGCAACTTCATAACAGTAACGGAGACAACAATGTCTGATTTAAACGATTTTGGTTTCAGTACAGTGAGTGCTGATGAATATGCAGCACAACAAACAAAAACAGTAGATACAGCTAAAGAAGTAGTTTCAACTGCTACTGCTAGTATGAAACCAGAATTAGAAAAAATAGAATCTAAGATTTCTAGTTTGACTGAAAGCATGAGGTCTATGAGTGATGAAATGACTGACCGTAAAGAAGAACTCAATGACAAGTGGAGTACACGGATGAATGAGGTGGAAAGTTTAATTTTTCCCCTTCTTCAAAATCTTGCCAAGGATGGTGATAAGAGAGAATGGATTCGCTGGCCGAATCGTACAGATATTCTTAATAAGCAAATTGATGCACTTAAAGCCGTTACTAGGGGAGACTTTTGATTCAACTGACCGAAAGAGCAGCAAAGAATTTCAAAAGAATTAGAGAAGATGAAGAATTAAGTGATGAAGTACCTTTAAGGGTTACTGTTAAGGGTGGAGGATGTGCTGGTTATGAATATGTACTCACGTTTGATAATCCAAATAAGCGGGATTTGACATTTGAGTCTAATGGTGTTATAATAGTCGTGGATAGAAAAAGTCATCTTATTATAGATGGTCTTGAAATAGAGTGGTCTACTGATTTATCAGCTCCAGGCCCAAGATTTCAAAATCCTAGAGCAACTTCAACGTGTGGTTGTTCTACCAGTTTTTCAATTAAATCCGCAGAGGTTAATAGTCAACCAGCTTGGATGCAATAATGGCATACTCAGATGAAGTGCTTAAACATTACGAAAGACCAAAAAATGTTGGCAGTTTGGATAGTGGGAGTAAATCTGTCGGTACTGCTCTTGTGGGCGCTCCGTCTTGTGGAGATTTAATGAAACTTCAAATAGAGGTAAATAAAGATGAAAAGATTATTGATGCCAAATTCAAGACTTTTGGTTGTGGAAGTGCAATCGCAGCTTCTTCGTTGGCGACTGAATGGATTAAGGGTAGGACATTGGATGAGGCAAATACTGTTCAGAATACGGACATCGTTGAGGAATTATCGCTACCACCGGTTAAGATCCACTGTTCTGTCTTGGCAGAAGACGCAATTAAAGCAGCAATCTCAGATTACAAATCTAAAAACAATATAACGACATGAAACCATTTAAGCATTATCTAGAAGAAGCATCATTTTCAAGAATTAATACTCATCTAAAGGGTGATAGACCTGTGGGTATGATGACTGCTTTTCGGGGTACATACACTTATCAAGATAATAAAAAAAGAAATAAGAAACTAGAATCAGATATTAGAAGAGCTGGGTTAGGTTACTTTAAGGTGTCTGGTAGATACATAGAAAACTTTGGTAAACCTGATGCTGAAGATGTTGGTGAAGATAGTTATTTTGTTATAGGAAATAGTGAACAAGACAATGAGTTTAAAAGTCTTATTAAAAAGCTTGGGGCTAAGTATGAACAAGATAGCGTACTTTATAAGCCAGGTGGTGATAAGGACGCTATGTTAATTGGAACTAATCATACAGCAGATTGGCCTGGATTTGATAAAGAAGAAATAACTGGAAAATGGAAGCCTAATAAGTCTGGCGAGTTTTACTCTAAAATGAGGGGACGTAGTTTTGTATTTGAAAGTGTGGAAGAGCCCCTTGGAATGATGGGCAAATGGGCAAAAAGTCTATCAAACAATTAAACAATCAATATATTATGGCAAGTGAAGAAACAAAGAAAGAAGTTAGTGGTATAAGTGATGCTGGTTTACACTTATTAATGGAAGAGGTTTCAATCAGTTCCGCACAATCAGCAATTGAATGGATATTAGAATCTAATTTTAAAAATACAGAAAAGATGCATAAAGAATTAAATCTGGTTATTTGTTCTCCAGGTGGTGATCTTGCTGCGGCTTTTGCTCTCATTGATGTGATGAAGGGATCAGCAATTCCAGTTAAAACAACAGGACTTGGATTGATTGCTTCTGCTGGATTATTGATTTTTATTTCTGGAGTGGTTGGAAAAAGAACACTAACTCCAAATACTTCTATTTTGTCTCATCAATTTAGTTGGGGATCTTGGGGGAAAGAACATGAACTTTTTGCTGCGGTTAAAGAGTTTGATTTAACTACCAAGAGAATGATAAAACATTATAAAAAATGTACTGGTTTAACAGATAAAGAAATACGTAAATTTTTACTTCCACCACAAGACATATGGTTGGATGGAAAGGAAGCGAAAAAGCTTGGAATTTGTGACAGAGTACAGGAGCTTTACTAATGCCATTACAAACACAAACGTCAAGTGAATTTTTTGTTAAGATTCAAGAATTAGTTAAACAGACTAATTTAAGTTATATGGATGCTGTTTTACATTATTGTGACATGAATGGAATGGAACCTGAAACTGCGGCACAATTAGTAAATGGAAAACTTAAAGTACAAATAAGGGAAGAAGCAGAAGAGTTAAACTTTTTTCCCAAAACCGCTAAACTACCAATATAGAAAGGAGGACTTGACAAACCACAAATATATGTTATAATACTTAGTATACACTGCAATACACACATATTTAAATACGAAAGGATACTATGTCATTCGCAGATATGAAGAAACAACGTAAATCCAACCTCTCTTCTTTAATCAAAGAATCAGAGAAAATTTCCAACCCTAATACATTTGGTGAAGCAGATGATCGTTACTGGCGTCCAGAATTGGACAAGTCAGGTAATGGTTATTCCATTGTCCGTTTTCTCCCCGCTCCAGATGGTGAAGATCTTCCTTGGGCAAGAATGTGGAATCATGGATTTCAAGGACCAGGTGGCTGGTACATTGAAAATTCCTTGACCACTCAAGGTAAAAAAGATCCAGTTAGTGAACATAATTCCAAACTTTGGAATTCTGGAATTGAGGCGAATAAGGAAATTGCCAGAAAACAGAAACGTAGACTGAATTACACATCTAATGTGTATGTCATTAAAGACCCCGCTAATCCTGAAAATGAAGGACAAGTGAAATTGTATCGTTATGGTAAGAAAATCTTTGACAAGATTAATGACCTAATGAATCCAGAGTTTGAAGATGAAACTCCAGTAAATCCTTTTGACCTTTGGGAAGGTGCAAACTTCAAGATGAAGATCCGTAAGGTTGAAGGTTTCTCTAACTATGATAAGAGTGAGTTTGATACTCCTTCTGCTCTTCTAGAAGATGATGATAAGATGGAAGAGATTTGGAAAATAGAACATTCTTTGAAAGAGATTGTTAGTGATGATAAGTTCAAACCCTTTGAAGAACTCAAAGAAAAGTTAGACAGGGTTCTTGGTCTTGGAACAGAAGTTGCTTCAGCACCAAAATCAGAAGATGTTCCTTTTGATGGTGGTCAACCTTATAATCCACCTTCCACTCCTGCTACTGCGGAAGTAGATAGTGGTGGTACTGAGGAAGAAGCAATGGGGTATTTCCAGAAGTTAGCTGAAGAAGCTTAACCCATAGCGTAAGCTTGATCTAACATAGCTTTGGTGGACTCACGCGCGTGAGGACTTTCAGAGGCTTTAATCTGTGTAGCCTGGTTTGAGATTACAGGATTAGCCTGACTATTGTCCACTTGATTTATTACTACGGGTGGTCCACCACCTGCTCTAGATTGTTCTAGTGCTTGAGAATTGGTTAAGAGTTGAGCTGCTTTCATGAAAGTTTGAGCCGCTTGATTATCTAGAACAAACTCTCCTTGTGACAATGTAAACAGCCCACCACTTTCAAGTCCCATAGCTTTTCCAAGACTACCACTAGCTAATGGAGACATACCTACCATTCCACCTTCTTCCATTTTAGGTAAAGTCATAGTTGGAAATATAGTTGAACCAACTAATCCACCCCCTTTTGCTTTCTGTGCTACTGGTAATAGTTCTAATAAAGTATCTTTGAAAAAATTAGTAACAGCGTCCGGAACCCACATAGGAGGATCAGCAAATACACCTTCAATTTTATTTCTTATTGGTGCTAGCATATTTCCAAGAAAATCAGTAGGAGCTCCAGTTTCTAATCCCGCGACACCTGTTGGTACTTCTGGTTTTTTATTTTCTGCCTTTTTAACCTCTTCTGTTTTTTCTGCTTCCTTATCACCAAAGAACCAATCATACATGAAACCAGGCATTACTGATTTTGCTAATTTTCCAAAGTCGAAACTTTTAATATCATTAAAGAGGTCTGTGAACCATGCCCATATTGCATCAAGCGTTTCACTTAACATTGTGGAAATAGATCTATCATCTTTAGGTTTATCATCAGCACCGAATCCAAATATGCCGGTAAACCAAGTCCAAACATCCCCTAACAATCCAGTTAGTTTTTGAGTTAATGTTCGATCATCTTTTGGTTTGGTTTCATCTGTCCATCCAAATAGTCCAGAAAACCAAGTCCATACTGCTCCAACTAAATCTATGAGAGCAGTATAAGGTAGGAATATTAATTTTGCTGCTGATGCAAGTCCTGCACCGAAACTAGAGAAGTCAAACAGTCCTTTGAACCAAGTCCATACTCCAGTAACTAATCCTAATATTATTCCACCTATTCCACCTGGTTTGGTATCTGTTTCAGCTGTTGCAGTATCTGTTGTGTCAAACCCAAATAGCCCCTTAAACCAAGTCCATATACCTGTAACTAAACCAGTAAGAATATTAAGAGGCATAAATAAAACATTTAATACGGTAGCAAATGTTTCTCCAACAGTATCAAAAGAAAATAATCCTTTAAACCAAGTCCATATTCCTGTTACTAATCCAGTTAAAAATCCAAGTACTCCAGAAGTAGAATCTGCATCGTCCGCGGGTGTTGTCTTTTCACCAAATCCAAATAATCCTTTAAACCAAGTCCATACACCAGAAACTAAACTTACTAACATTCCACCAATACCTCCTGGCTTGGTATCTGCTTCGGCTGTTCCAGTATCAACAGTTTCAAATCCAAATAATCCCTTAAACCAATTCCATATACCTGTGACTAGTCCCATGAGTGCATTGAGAGGCATGAAGATAACATTGATGGTGGATGCAACTATTGATTCCATACTTGAGAAATCAAATAGTCCCATAAACCAATCTGATATACCACTAAACAAGGCGGATATTGAACCTAACAATGAACCCTCACCAGTTCCAGTTATGTATGATACTGCATCATTAAATAATGTTACATAAGTTTCCCACTTGAACATGGCATTGACAAAATTATAGATACCATCAAGGAATTTATTGAACATTTCTGAGAAAGAAAAACTATCAAGGAATTTTTCAACTTCATCAAATCCAAAAAATCCAGCAATCCAAGATATTCCGCTTTTGAGTAGGTCTAAGAGTTGGAATATTGCTCCATCAATGAAACCACCGATGGCACCAACAACAGCATTAACCATTGTAGCCATAATTCCTTCACTTTTTCCTACAGCATCTTTTGCTTCAAAAAATCCATCAATAATACCCATAATTACGGTGATTGGTGCAGCAATAACTTTTCCAACTTTAGCAAAGCCACTGAATACTTTTTTGAAGGGGGTTAGAAAGTCTGTAAATGTTGAAATCATCTTCCCACCACCACTACCAAATAATTTAGTTATTGGTGCAAAGAAACCTTTAACGCCCTTCCATATATCCCCGAACCCACCAAATAAATTCTTTACTGCATTTCCGATCTTGGTAAGTGCTCCACCTTTAGCATCTGGCATACCTTTAGTAATATCTGCGATATTGTCTGCTAGTTGACCGAATGCTTTTGATTTCTTGAAGAAGTCACCTATGGCATCAAGGAAACCTAATTTGGGCATCTTGAAATTGTCAATGATACCCATAACTTTTTTACCAAGTTTACCTTCTTTGGTGAATGCTTTAAAGAAGTCATCAAGGAATTTTGGCATCTTAAAATCATCAATGAACTTCATAGCCCCTTTAGCGATCTTACCTTCTTTAGTAAATGCTTTGAAGAAGTCATCAAGGAATTTTGGCATCTTAAAATCATCAATGAATTTCATAACATTTTTAGCTATCTTTCCTTCTTTAGTAAATTGTTTCAAGAAATCATCTACCCATTTTGGTGCCTTGAAATCATCAATGAATTTCATTACTGATTTTGCAAGTTTACCTTCTTTGGTGAATGCTTTGAAGAAGTCATCTAACCATTTTGGACTGAGTTTCTTGAGTCCCTTTCCTACTAATTTTCCAAGATCTATTAACATATTTGCTACAAAGGCTGTCCATCCTACTACTAATCCTGTTGCTAGTCCTAATGCACCAGCTGCACCAAGACCAAGCAATTTAAGTAACCAACCTATAAGTCCACCTTCTTCTTCTGGTGGAGCAACTGCTAGTTTTATATTATTGATTGCGTCAAGAAATTCTGAATGTCTAGTTTCGTCTGTCTTTTCTTTTTCTCTTCTGGATTCGAGAGCGACGGCTTTTTCAGCAGCTGCGCCCGCAGTTTGAACATCCATCATGGAGTTAATAGAATCAGTAGTGGCTTGGGCGGATTCTTGTACACTATTGACTATATTTTTTGATGTAGATTCAATAGTTGTATTTGTTTCTGTAGAATCAGCACCAGTGGCAACAGGGACAGGTTCAAGAGGAATAGTTGCTTCAGTTCGAGGAATACTTTCTGGTGTGGGAGCAGGAGCACCAGTAATTGCGGGAATAATTGAACTAATAGAATCAGTAGTGGCTTGGGCGGACTCTTGTACACTATTGACTATATTATCAGTTTGTGTTACTGTAGTAGATAGATTGGAAGATACAGTAGATTGTGAAAGAGCATCAAAAGTAGATTGTTGCTGATTGGTTATTTTTTCAGCAATACTTTTAGCTATTTCTTCTTTATTTTGTATCTCTACCGCTTGTACATCTTCTTCAGCCATATGACCTTATCCCTTTTTATTTTGTTTATCAATTCTTTCATTCTCTTCTTTAATCCATGTAGTAAGCATTTCTACATATATTGCTCTTTCAAAAGGTATCATATTATCTAACTCTGTCAGACTCCATTTATGGTGCTGAATCATAGCGAAGTTTGTGGTGTAATGATTCGCCAAGGAGTCATGACTCAGACCTATGCGAAAAAATCACCCATCCCTTCTAAGATTCTAGTATTTTCTTTTCCACATGATTGACATTTCCCTGTTATTTCTTTTCTTACTTTTGGCATTGTATCAAAAAATTCTTGAATATTTTTGAATTGTCCAGAAGACAAAGAGTTTAAAAATTCATCAATATCTTTTTTGGAGTAATCAGAAGTTTGATGCATTTCCTCTCCTTCCATAATATATTCAATACAATCTCCTATCATCTCAAAAGTTTTGTCAACTAGTTTCTTTCCCTCTAATCCAGCAATGTCTGTAGATGATTCTATCTTTGGATATCTTAGTTTAATTTTAATGTTATCATTAAGGTCTATCATGTCTTTATGATTTTCATCTTTTTCAACTTTTATTTCATCAACATCAATTTCTGTAGTATATGTACAGTTAGCATTTTTTATTTTTTCACATTTATCATCAGGAAGAGAATATTCAATTGGTATCTTTTCTCCTATTGATCTTGCTCTTAATTGGAGAAAGATATATTCTATGTCGAACATTGGTAAAGACTTTGTATCAACGTTATCTAAGACACAAGAATCAATAATTTCTCTTAATGCACGAACCATGTCTTTATTTTCACCACTTTGCATGGCCATCATTAAAACTTTTTCTTCTTTGACCAAAAATGGTCGATACTCTAACTTCTTTCCAGTAGATGGAAGAGTTAAAGAATATGTCATTACATTAATTTTCGGCAAAGCCATAATTATCTCCTATTAAATTATTATATAAATGTTAATATTATTCAAATATTTCCTAAATTACACCAGGGCCCGCTACTGGTCGAGCAAATGAAGCTGTTCCTGTTTTAGCTTTCCACTTTTTAAACTGAAAGGTTACAGGCAATTTCATTGATTCAGTTCCACCAGAATGTGATAATTGTATTTCAGATACAATGCTTGGCCAAGCATCAACCAATATTACTTCATATGTTGGGGAGTCCTCTGTAGTTTTTGCATTTCTTCCAAATTTTTTGATATTAATATCACAAACATAATCATTAAAAAATCCAATATTTCCAGTATTTTGATCTACAATTCTATTTTGCCATGTATCAAAATAGTCCTTTTCTTCCATACTATCTGTCATAATAAAAGACACTGATGCTTCAGTAAAAGTCATACGGTATGGCATTGCCTTTACTGGACCATAAATTTGTTTTTCATATGTGGCTAAACTTTTAGTTGGAAGAGTAGCAGTATCACAAAGCAAAGATAATCGTTGTCTCATATGTTGTCCACCTGGTAATTCAAATGCAGGAGGCTTATTAAGTGTTACCAAATATTTGTCATTAAAAGCAATTCCACCACTATTAAGAA